GAGCAGTAGCTGGTGTTATTGCCATACTAGGTGCAGGTGTTGCAGCCGCAATTGCATTGGTGGGATTATCATTGCCTGTGTTTGCTAAAGGACTGATGGATTTTGGTAACATTGACGGTACTAATTTAATTAAAGTAGCCGCGGGTATAGGAGCACTTGGTGTTGCTATGGTAGCATTTACTGCTGGTAGTGTTATAGGTGGATTAGGTGCTATAGGATCTAAGGTTATAAATTTGTTCTCAGGTGGTGGACCTATTGCAATGATACAAGATACCGTAGCACAACTTACTCCTATTTTGCCACAACTCACAGCCTTAGGCCCTGCACTTAATACCTATGCACAAGGTATAGTAGCATTTGGTAGTGCAGTGAATACTGTAGATTTAACCAAAGCAGAAAAACTTAGATCAATATTAAAACCTACAGCTACTGAGGCTTTACAAGCAGTTGGTACTCAAATGATACAAGCTGTGACTAAGATAGCAGGTGGTGGAAACTCGGCAGAAGAAAAAACGCATTCCGAGATGCAGGCATTAAATAACACTATGAAGGAGATGCTTAAGCACATGAAAGATACTGCGGAAAATACCAAACGCACTCATGATGCTACTAAAGCATTGAACGGTAATTTGTTTGCCGTATAAAAGGAATAATATAAAATGGCAGGATGGAAAAAGTATTTTACCCCAGTTAATGTATCAGGTACATTAAGTCCCGTTAGCGGAAGCACCGGAATGGGCAGTAACCCTAGCCGTACAAATTATTCTAGTTATTTGCCCGATGTATATGCTGGTCATCCCAACCGTCTAGAGCGTTACGGCCAATACGATACCATGGACAGTGACTCAGAAGTCAATGCCGCTTTTGATATTTTAGCAGAGTTTTGTACACAGGTTAATGAAGAAAACGGCACAAGTTTTCAAATCTTCTTCAAAGAACAAGCTACTACAACTGAAATTAAGGTCATTAAAAAGTATCTACAGCAGTGGGCTAAACTTAATAAATTCAACATTCGCATGTTTAAGATCGTGCGTAATGCTTTCAAATATGGTGATAGTTTCTTTGTTCGTGACCCAGAAACACAGAGTTGGATGTATGTAGATCCAGCCAAAGTAGATAAGATTATTGTCAATGAATCAGAAGGCAAGAAACCTGAGCAATACATGATTCGTGACTTCAATCCTAACTTTGAAACACTGGCTACAACAGCTATTCAACCCAGCAATCAAAATGGCGGCGGTAGTCAGTTTGGTGGTAGCTATGGCACAGGTCAAGGCGGTGCAGGTGGTTCAAGAGGCATGGTTGGATCATTTCCAACAACTGCTAACTCTAGTCGCTTTGCAGAAAATCAAAATCAATATGCCATAGATGCACGACATGTTATCCATATCTCAATGAGCGAAGGTTTGGATAATAATTTCCCATTTGGTAATAGTTTAATGGAAAGTATCTTCAAAGTATTCAAACAAAAAGAGTTGCTTGAAGATGCTATCCTAATCTATCGTATTCAGCGTGCTCCTGAGCGCAGGGTATTTTATATCGATGTAGGTAACATGCCCAGTCACTTGGCCATGAGCTTTGTTGAGCGTGTTAAAAACGAAGTTAATCAAAGACGAATCCCTAGTGTTACTGGTGGTAGTCAAAGTGTTATTGATGCAAGTTATAATCCCCTAAGTATCAACGAAGATTACTTCTTCCCACAAACTGCAGAAGGTCGCGGCAGTAAAGTTGAGATCCTACAAGGTGGACAAAACCTAGGAGAAATTGATGATCTTAGATATTTTACTAATAAGCTGTTTCGTGCTCTACGCATACCTAGCAGTTATCTTCCGACCGGGTCTGACGACGGAGGATCAAATTTTAATGATGGTCGTGTTGGAACAGCGTACATCCAAGAACTACGATTCAACAAGTACTGTGAGCGACTTCAAAGCCTCTTAAACGAGCCATTTGACACAGAGTTTAAACTATATCTACATAACAAAGGTATCAATGTAGACAACAATATTTTTGAGCTTAAATTCAATCCTCCACAAAACTTTGCATCATATCGACAAGCTGAAATGGACACAGCCCGTGTTAATACATTCAACACAATGATGGCTATTCCCTACATCAGCAAACGCTTTGCCATGGAACGATTCTTAGGATTAACCAGAGAAGAGATTGCACAGAATGCTACTCTTTGGAAAGAAGAGAATGTTGACGAAGGTGTTGCACTCAACGCCAGCAGTGAGCTACGCGGTGCAGGTATTACTGCAAATGGCATGGCAGGTGACATTGGAGATCTAGGATCTAGTGCACTTCCTCCAGAAGATATGGAAGCTGGTGCTGAACCGGGTGCCCCCGCTCCGGCAGGCGATGCAGGTGCTACACCGCCTCCTCCCGCATAAATATACGACTATGTTCTTAAGAGAATTCATTTATTTTGATCGTGATCATGCTGGTCCACAAGAAGACAATAGGTATATCAGTAAAAATGATACTTCAGTCTTGAAGAAATCTGACCTGCGTAAGACTCGTTTAACTCTAAGCATGATCAATGATATTCGCAAAGCCGGTGAAGTTCATGATAAAGAAAGACGCGAAGAACTTGGTTTAGTTAGAAAGATGTATGCGGCTCCTCCGCCTGATGCGGCCCCGCAGTAAACATACAAGATAACTTTTCTGTCTCAAAACTAAATATTTTAGACAGAAAAAACAAAAAAACGCAATAAAATTTGCGTCATTACGGTCAAAACGATTCGTTTTAGGCCTATTTCATGCATATATTTCTCCTAAGCCGTAAATACACTACAGCCTTGCCGCTACCTAACAGGAGAAAATAAAAACATGTCTACAAAATTTGAACAATTATTAGACTATCTCGTGAACGAAGATATGGAAAAAGCCAATGAACTTTTCCATGAAATCGTTGTTGAGAAGTCAAGAGATATCTATGAGAACCTTATCGCTGAGGAAGAAGATGAGGAAGCCGACGAAGGTCGTGAAGAAGATGATGAGTCTGTAGAAGAATCTGCAGATGACGAAATGGATGAAGCCATGGATGACGAAATGGATGAATCTGCAGACGAAGAAGCTGATGAATCTATGGATTTAGAAGATTCATACATGATGGATGGTGACGAAACTGGTGATGCAACAGACGACTTTGGTGGTGAAATTTCCGCTGATGGCGACAATTTTGATCATCCAACAGATGACGAGCACGATCATGAAGGCCAAGAAGATTCAGCAATCATGGACATTAAAAATGCTATCGCTGAACTAGAAGCCGCATTTGCTGAACTAGAACAAGCTCAAGGCGGTGAAGAAGGCGAAATGGGCATGGACAGTGAGTTCGATGACGAAGAAGGTGACGAAGCTGACGAAATGATGGGTATGCCTATGGAAAATCGTCGTGTAACACGCGAGTATGTTGAGAAAGTAAATCACAACTACGGTGGCAGCACACAAAAGCAACAAGGTCAATATGCTGGTGCCGGTACAGGCGAAAAGCAAAGTTCACCTGTTGAAGGAACTAGCCCAGTAAGTTCTGGTAAAGGCAAGCCAACAACTGGTGCTTCTGCTAGCAACATTCTAGGCGACCACAGCACAGGCGAAGGTACTAATGTAGGTACAAGCCCAGCAAAAGTAAACAAAGGCATTACTCCAGAAAAGGGTGAGCAGTTTACAGGCAAAGATTGGGAAACCAATAGCAAGCCAGGCGGCCATGCAGGTGTTAAAAATCTAAAGAAAGTTGGTGCAGGTTATCCTGGCAACAACAAGACAGCAGGTCCAGTAGGTTCTGGTACAGGTGATAAAGCTGGTCAAACTAGCGTTAGCTCCGACAAGCCTTTCCTAAAGAAACTGTAATTAGAGAAACAGGATGCATCAAATAAGTTATCTACGCGAACACCTAAGTTTTGATCAAGCTGGAGTCATACTTGAGTCTGACGACAAGGATGGTAAGAGTCTTTACTTAAAAGGTATTGCTATTCAAGGTGGTATTCGTAATGCAAATCAAAGAGTATACCCAGTAGATGAAATTGAGCGTGCAGTTAAAACACTAAACGACCAAATTCAAAATGGATATAGTGTACTTGGTGAAGTTGATCATCCTGATGACTTAAAAGTGAATTTGGACCGTGTATCCCATATGATTACTCAAATGTGGATGGAAGGTCCTAATGGTTATGGAAAGATGAAAATCCTTCCTACACCTATGGGTAACTTAGTTCGTACTATGCTTGAAAGCGGAGTAAAACTTGGTGTTAGTTCTCGTGGTAGCGGCAACGTAAACGACATGAACGGCCATGTATCTGATTTTGAGATTATCACAGTAGATGTAGTTGCCCAACCCAGTGCGCCCGGAGCGTATCCTACACCAGTTTATGAGCACCTAATGAATGCTCGTGGCGGTGCAAGAGCTTTCCGTGTTGCGCAAGAAGTAAAAGAAGATCCAAAGGCCCAGAAATACCTGCAAGAAAGTCTCTTGCAGATTATTAAAGGTCTAAAATAAGCCCGAGGAGAAATAGATGTTGGACGCATTCAAACAGTTAGTGGAGTCAGGAGTAATGACAGCCGAGACACAACAAGTTGTCGAAGCCGCCCTTGCTACTAAACTTCAAGAAACACGCGACCAAGTTACCGCAGAACTTCGTGAAGAGTTTGCTCAAAAATATGCACACGACAAAGGTGTTATGGTTGAAGCAATCGACAAGATGTTAAGCGATAGACTAGTTGCAGAGATGACCGAATTGCATGAAGACAAAAAAGCTCTAGCTGAAGCAAAAGTACAATACCAACAGCGTATTAGTGAAGATGCTAAAAAGTTAGAAGGATTTGTAATCAAACAATTAGGAAGAGAATTAGCCGAGTTCCAAGGAGACCGTAAAAAAGTTTCTGAGAATTTTGCTAAGTTAGAGCATTTTGTAGTACATGCTCTGTCAAAAGAAATCAGTGAATTTGCCGCTGACAAAAAGGATCTAGCTGAAACGAAAGTTAAGTTAGTTCGTGAAGCTAAGAGCAAGTTTGCCGAGATTAAGCAGAACTTCATTCAACGTTCAGCTAAGGTAGTTGAAAACGCAGTCACTAAAAAGTTGACATCTGAAATCAAACAATTGAAAGAAGATATCGACGGTGCTCGTAACAATGACTTTGGTCGTAAAATTTATGAAGCATTTGCACAAGAGTTTGCTGGTTCATTCTTAAATGAAAAATCCGAGACAAGTAAATTGTTGAAGATTATTGCTAAGAAAGATCAAGAACTAGCAGAAGCACAACAAGTCGTAGCG